TTTCCCTCTAGAATACTGGAGTTTATCGATTGTGTCTACATGGTACACCAAATCCTCTTTGACTTGGTCTATTTGTTTTTTGATATAATGTCTTACTGATTGTAGAGTATCTAAATCAAAGTTCATTAATTAGTTATAACTAATCTATTTATCTATGCAACTACTTCTTACCCTTGAAGATTTGAGTGCCTTTTATCCCATAAACGCTCGCTACGACGAGGATCCAGAGATTTGTGAACCAGCTTGGAAGCTGTGAAAAATATTCAAAAAAAAGTTTTACTTTGTCCATAGAACTAGGATCATCACTTAGGACTGCCCAAGCCAGCACCAAAACGGGCGCAGAAAGAATTATTAAAATAAATTCGTCCTTGTAGTCGTTTTGCCGAGCCTCAAGAAGTTTGCCCTGATAAGCTTCCTCTCCTGCTGCCATCTTTTGAGCGTGCATTAGTTGAGCATCTGACATTGCTTGTTTTGTCTTTTGACGATTGGAGTAAATATGCGCTCCCGTTTTTACTGCCATCCCTAATAAGTTGAACCATGCCATAATATTGTTCTTGTCTTCGTTTACATAAGTAAGGTATCATTAAATGAAGTATTTTTAAACCCTCTAGCCCCATGACCTTCCATCTATACAAGGTTTTATAGTGATTTTTGAAAGATCGTACATAAATGTTACCTTTCTCGAAATAAGTATGAAATAAATTTATCACATCTTTGTCAGACATTTCGACAGATACTTCTATCTTTCTTCTGACTCTACCGTCTCTGTATAATCCTGCCTTAAAATAACCAAAAGTTCCTTCACCTTCGAATATACCTGAAAGAAAAATTAATTTTTCTTTACTTGATAGAAATTGAAACATTTATAAAAGGTCGCTAGTATAACCGCCACCTTTAACTAATACAACTTCTGATTCTTCCATTTCTCCGCCTTTTGCTCTTTTTTCTTTAAACAAATCGCTTTCTATTTCTTTAACTTTGTCACTATCGCCTTTTTCTTTTGCTTCTTCTAGCAATTGTAACAGTTGTTGATATCTACTGGGCATTAAGACTCCTACATGTTGGGCAACCCTTCTTGTAAACCATATGTTTCCAACAAGGATCCAATTTAACTATTTTTGATTTGTAAACTCTTTCTTTAAACAGTAAAGTTTTTACAAGATTTATTATCCATCTAAGCATTATCTTACTCCTATAAATTTAAAACCTTTAACTTGTATTTCATTATTTCCAGGATAAGTATTTTTATTAGTTGTATCTCTGTGCGGACACTTCATTCCACCTGAACCAAATTTAATTGGTGGGATATTTGAGTTAGGCCCCTTTTTTGGTGGTGGTCCTGATTTTTTACCTATTGTCATATTCTCTTACCTTTAATAACCCATATAAAACAATTACAGATAAAAGCATTCCTAAAAAAAATAAACCTATCATAGTAAACTTTTATCTACATTAGATGATATCACAACTTCCCCGCCATCGTCATATGCTTGGAAACCTGATAAAAATGTATTTGGTTTTTTTACAGGTGTTTTAATTTGTGTTGTGGGTAATTTACATGGTGGATAAGTACCATCAGGGCATAGTTGTTGTTTGTTGCCTCCTATCTGGCTTGGTGGCTTCACTGCTCTAGTTGGTTTAATTAATCCAGCATCCTTCATGTAGTTCACACCTGTTTTGCTCATTACATCAATTGGTTTACCTGTTGCTCTGTAAAAATCTCTTGATGCTGGTAAATCTTTTGGCTTACCAAAAAAATTTTCACCTTTTACTTTTTGTGTTCTTGAATACGTTGTTAGTGGATCAATTACTAACGATTTTGCAATTTGCATTGTGATAGGCATAAAACTTATTTTTGATCCTGTGCCTTTATTGTTACTTGTACTTGTACTTACTTGGTTAGTAGTTTTGCTTCCACTTCCTCCTGTCGTTGCAGGGGCGTTATTAAATGTTGGTCCTTTACCACCCGACAAATCAAAACCACCTTTTGGATCTGCTCTGCTTTGACCAGTAAACCCTGCACTTTTTCCAAAAGACTCGGTAGCTGCATCAGCTCCACCTTTTGCTTTAAGTATTTTAATTTTTCTTTTCATTATTAGTGCCTTTTTGTTTTTGTGCTGCTAAGTCTATTTTTTCTTCGGCAATTCTAATTCTCTCACCTGCTTGATCTTCAGCAGATTCTAATTTCATTTTATCAAAATCTAATCTTTCTTCAAATTCCATACCTTTTCTTTCTTGATCAATCATATTTTCTTGAGCTTTTCTTTGTAAATCCATAGCTCTTAAATCTAGCTCTCTTTGTTTAAGTTGAATTAATGGATCACCTTTTTGTGTCATAGATTCTTCTTGAGCAAGTTGCATTGTTATCTCTGCAACTCTTTTTGCTACCATACTATCGAATAAAACTTTAAAACCTTTTGGATCAGTTTGTGCTTGCTGTGCTAACTCAGGTGTATTTTCAACCATATCACCTATTTCGCCATGAGCTTGTAGTGCAATATGGTCAGATATGTGTCCTTGCATTAAAGCGTAAACCATTGGATTAATTTGAACCATTCTTGTAGCCATAAATGCTCTGTGAGCCATAATATGTGCTTGATGATCTTGTTCAGGGAACGCTTTTAACATTTGCATCTGTAATGCCTTAGCATTTTCAGTCGCTGGGTCTTCTGGAACCACGGGTGGTGTAGGTTTTAGTATGGCATCAATGTTTTTTGTGCCTAAAGCTTCATAAACACGTCTATAAGCTTCTCTTAAGTTGTGCATTTGCGGATTTGATGCTGCAATCTTCAAATTTTCGTTAGCTAACGTTACTCTTTGTGACATTGAGAAGATATTTGGGTCTGCAACAGGTATAACATCAACTCTATCGTCAAAATCTTGTAATTTTACAAACCTGTCTGCGTTTGTAACGGCATATGGGTACACAGGTGGTAAATAATCAGCAAAAACTTTTGCTAAAAGTCTAAATTCTTGTCTCATTGCGTAGTAACAACGCTTGTGAATAGCACTCATAACCCTTGAACCACGTTCCAAGAGGGCAATTGTAGTACCAACCGCTCTATTTTGTGCATCTTCACCCATTTGCATGTCTGCAATTGATGCAAAACGCTGTCCTGCTTGTACAACAAAGCCTAAAAGTTGAAATAAAGTTGCACTTGGCTCCTTAAAAGGTAAAATTTGAAACTGATCTTTGATGTTTCCACCTGGTGCATCAACATCTCTAAACTCTCCAGGTTGAAAAGGTTGATCATCATCTCTAATTCTTATGCCTCTAGACTTAAATCCAGCAGGTAAGTTAGCTAAAGTTCCCGCATCAAGTAATTGTCTTAATGCTTGTGTAGCAGATCTTGATAATCCACCGATCATATGTATTAAACCAAAGCCGTAAAAACCTAAACCAGGTAAAAACTTGTAATGAACAAAATATTCTCTTCTAGATTCTGTGTCATCATCTTGATTATAGTTTCTATAAATAGATAAAATTTTTCCTGAACCCTCATCAATAGAAACTATATACGGTTTTTTTACTTTTTTTTCTGAAGTCTCTGCCTCAAACTCATCTAAATTACAATCAACATGCATTTCTAAAATGTTATATTGATATTCTTTTTCTCCAGCAGGTTTTACACCTTCAAGTTCATTTAATTTATCTTGTATTGGACTTTTTTCGGGTTGTTTAGGTGTTAGTTCTACATCTCTGTAGAATCCTGCTTTTTGTTGTTTCAAAACATCATTCTCAGACATTTTAACAAGGTGAGTAATTCTTTCACAATCTTTTAAATCTGTTGCGTAGTAAGGAACAATTAAATCTTCTGCTGGAACAAATTTTGCTACAGCTCTTTGTTTAATTTCATCGTAATAAATTTTTTTAAATGCAGATCCTGCTAAGGGTAAATAAAATAATAGTTGGTCTGTGTCTGGTGTGTACTCTTCCATTTGTTCCATCAACATATAGTTCATAAAATCTTGAACTCTTTCAGCTTGTTGAGTTACCTCTGGAGTATCGGCTCCAATAATTGATGTTCTTACAGGACCATCACTTGGTAATAATTCTTTGTAAGCTTGTGCTTGAAATTGTGTTACAGCTTCTGATAAGAGTGGATGGGTAACACCACTTGCACCTTGGAACGGTCTAGTATTATTTACATACTTGAAACCAAGTAAGTCTAAACCTTGGGTGTAAGCTTGTTCCCAATCCCCTCTTGAAACTTTATCCCTTTTATAATCAGAAGTAAGTTGTGACGACATACGACTAAGAACACGATCGTCCATCTCCTCAGCTAAGTTTCTATAAAAATCTTCTTCGGGTTTTTGTTCTTCAGGAACTTGTTCCTCACCCTCAATCTCTACATCAACTTCGCTTTCCTCAACTTCTTCTTCAGGAAGCTCATTTGTTTTATCTACTTCAGCCATAAAACTAGTATAATTTTGTCGGTTTTAAATTTACTAACTTTCCACCTCTAGCTTTAATCATTTTACCAGCTTTAGCTCCATCGTATGCACCTAATCCAAATGGATTTTCTTTACCTATTCCTGCTAAAGAATCAGTTTTTTTGATATTTGGGCCACGACTTAAATTGATGTTTTCTCTGAACACTTTTTTAGTTGCAGCAATAGCTTTATCTTTAAAACTAGTTGGTTTTGCTTTTTTTGTTATATAGTTTAATTTGGCTTTATCGCCACCCTCAGTCGCTAGGAATTGTTTCATCTCTCCTGCTTGCTTAAGAGCTTTTGCTCCAGCAAACCCAAGAGCTCCTGCCATAAGGGCTTTTTTAAGTTTTTTACTTGCCATGATAATTATCTCCTTTTGTTATAACAGATTTATAATATCACGCAAATATATTTACTACTAGCCCACCACTTTGATATGCCTTGAAAGGCTTAGTTTTCATCTCTGAATTGACTTTTATAGCAAAAGCATCAAAGTATAATCTTACATCTCCATCAAACATTTTGACTACTTCTCCACCATATCTGCTTTGGTAGTCCTTTGCCTCTTCTAAAGTTTTAAAAGCACCAATGTGTTGAGTTCCTGCTGAGTCTGGATTGAGACCATAAACCTTTTTTGTGTTTTCTACTTTAGTAACTACCTTGAAAGGTTTACTAGGATCAGACTTAGCTATAGGTATTGTTTTTACTTCAGATCCATATTGTGCAGCTAGTTTTTTCATAGCATTAGGTAGAGTAGCCATTTTTTTAGGATCCGTACTTCCTTCTATTGGAACCTCTGATTCATTTGCATTTTTTCTTACCACTCCTTGTCTGCCGCCGTAATTTTTAAATCCAGCTTTTCCAAACCTATTTCCATAAAATTCTATATCACCCAGAAACTTAGTTCTCTTTGCGTGGTGTAACTGTTCGACAGGAGCAATGGCCACCCAGTCAATACCTTCATCAGCTGCATTCTTAATAGCGTTCTTAATTGCATGTGAGCCGTAATTTTCTTTTCCATATAAAGGTAAAAAAGGAATTCCTTCGTTTGCTCTTGAAGAAGTTATATTAGACAAGTTCATAGAGTTTGCTCTAAGCTCTCTAAAATCACTATTTAATTTATTAAATCTTTGCATATCTTCTGGTGTAGCTCTAATACCTTTATTTGAAATGTCTTTCATCTCATTAATAATTTTTTCTAGTTTTCTATTAGCAGAAAAAAATTCTATTTCAGTTCCAAATGCATTTACGACTGTTGCTCTTTTTGGATCTTTTTTTCGAAGTGCTTGGTGGTAATCAGATTGTATCTCATCAATCATCATAACTTTTTGATTTTGATTTGTTCCACCTGTTCTTATTGAACCTCGCATATGGTAAATTTGATTTGGAATTGATTTTGTTGCACCCATATCTGATGTGTAATGTTTTTGATAACTGCTTCCTAATCTTTGACCCATTGGTAATGATTTTGGGTAATACACTACATGTTCAAAATATTTTTCACCACCTTTAACTCTATACTCATCATAGCTACCATACTTAGGTAACATCTGTTGAGTTTTCATAAGTTGTAATCTTCTACCTAAGTCAGTATCAATTCTTTTAAATTTATCTAAAAAAGCTAAAGTGTCATCTCCTGTAGTCACACCTGCATTTCTAGCTTTATCAAACAATGCTTTCAAATCTGAAACATCTTGGCCAAATACATCGTTATCAAAACTATCATAGTCAGAAGTATCTGCACTTCTATAGTGATTATTTAAACGTCCTGTTTTTCTTCTTAAATTTTTTGCAACACCATTACCTAATGTAACTAACTCAGCAAATTTTTCAGATTCATCTGCTGGAAGATTAGCGGACATTTGGACAGCTTTATCTCTAATTTTATTTATATGGTTGATAGCTTCATTTGCAACATCTTCTGCTTCATCAACTATTTTTGTATCAGTTGTAAGTTTTCTTACCTTTAAATTATTAACAGGAGCTTTCTCTACGATGTAAAGTAAATCCATTTTTGTAAGCGGTATTTTTTTCTCTGCAGCTACTTTTAAAAAACCACCTATAACTTTACCATCTTTATCAAACTGAACTAAATTTGAATCCCACAGTTCATCTTTTTTTACTGATTGGTTTATATTTTTAAAATTTGGATTTCCTGTTTTAAAAGCACCTGGACCCGTAGATTTAAAATCTTTAATCCACTCTTCTGCTTTTCTTGCACCCGCAACTGGGTGTCGTGCAATGTAATCCCAAAGTGATGAACCTATTCTGTTTGTTTTACCACCTCTTGATAACGGATTAGCGTAAGCAAGTTTTTTTAATTCATTCGATCTTGCAATTGCAATCTGTCTTATTTCATCTTGAGGTTTTGTTTGTGCAACAGTAAGAGCTTTACCTCTTTCTATTTTTGTTGGAGCTATCTCTAGAACTTCATCTACCTGATCTTTAACACTGGTTCGTGGAGCGGGAGCCTTGGGTAATTTGATACTTGCAATTTTTTGTATGACTCTTCCGATAGGGTTTCTTAGAGCAAAGGCCCCCGCACCAGCAACCGCGATCCCAGCTAAACCTCTAGCCATGCTAGGATCATAAGGTTCTGTATAATCTGATTTGTTTTTTGGAACTGACGAGGTTGGTTGATCCTCGATTGATTCCATATCAATTAATTCTTTTAATCCAGCCATTAGTCAATTAGATCTTTAATATAATCTTTACCTTTACCTACATTAATTTCACCACCCATTGATTTTTTATTCGCAATGGCTTTTTTTATTTCTTCAAGTGTCATCTTCCTAGCTAAAAACTGATTAGAATCTGAAACTTTTATATTTTTTACTTTATCAATTAAAGGTTTATATTTATCTTTTTTACTACCCATAATATTTATACTCCTTCGGAACGTTGTATCTTTCTTCTTCATAGTCATCTAGCATTTGTATGAAGTTACCCTGACGATATCTTAACACAGCCTGTGTAGTACTATCTACATAGTCGTCGTTTGCTCCATGAGGAAAAGCTGCACATTCTTCAATTACTTCCTCAGCATATTTTTCATCAGCAGGGTAATAAATACCTCCACTTTCAAACACAGGAGCACAAGCATTTACCCTAGAATGTTTATCTTTTCCCCTTGATGGTACAAATGGAGTAACAGGAATTCCTATTCTTCTAAACTCTTGTGTTAAGGGTTCTCCAGAAGCTTTAGCTTCAATGATTACTGTTTCAGGCTCCCAATATTTATATTGTTCTAATGCAATTGTTTTTAATTCAGGGAAATCATATTTACCTTTGAGTGCATCAAGTAGAATCATTGCAGGTTTACCATCTTCTTTTGGAAAGAAGACACCCCATGTAGTTATAGCTGAATAGTCCGCAGTTTCTTTTGCACTGAATGCAGTATCGTAAGATTGAATAACATGTTGTAGTTTTGGTATATGTTCATGTTCCCAAGGTAACCACCATTCTCTTTTGAGAATAGCTCCTTCTTCTGATGTAGGGTTTTGCATGTATTGAGCAGACCAGTTTCGAATAGGTAAAGATGCTTTTACTTTTTCTAATTCTTCTAGTTCCCAATACTCAGGCCATACTGGGTTCCCTGAGTCGAGGATCGCAGGAAATGATATTACATTCCACTTGTCAGCTTTAGGTTCTTTTTGAGCCTTGATTAATCTTCCTGTTAGATCGTCCTCTGCCCATCTCGTCATAACCACGACTATCGAGCCACCAGGTTGTAAACGTTGTCTTGGTCCTGCTACATACCAATCAAATGCTCTTTCCATAGCTGATTCAGACATAGCGTCTTGCTCAGTATGTGGATCGTCGATAATAAGTAAGTCCGCCCCTCGTCCTGTGATAGAACCGCCAACACCCGCTGCAAAGTATTCCCCACCATGATTGGTCTCCCAACGTCCTTTTGCCTTACTATCTTCTCGGAGTTTAACATCTCCAAATATATTTTTATACTCCTTCTGCTCCATCAGGTTACGAACCTTAGATCCGAACCTTGATGATAATTCTGCGTTGTGTGATACCTGCATAATTTTTAAATTTGGATACTTCCCTATCATCCAAGCAGGAAACAAATATGATGCAAATTCTGATTTAGTATGCCTAGGGGGCATATTGATAATGAGCCTCCCTTTTTTCTTTGTAGAAATTTTTGTAAACTCAGATGCTATATGTTGATGGTGCCCCCATCTTTTTGGGTTAGGATCCAATCTACAAATGAAGTCTGGCCATACTTCTTTTACAAAATATAAAAAATTATCTTGGCACAACCTTATATGTTCAATCCAAGTCTTCTCTACTGCTAATCTTAGCTGTTCATTTGTTAGTAATTCTTTTTGCATTGAGTCCCCTTTTTAATATAACCCATATTAAAAATATAGTCACTACACCTATGAAACCGAGTTTTTAGCCAGCATTTGTCAATACAACCGAAACTTGTGCGTGGCGACTAAATCTTGTGGTTAGTTTATATGTTCAAACTAGATCTGGTACCTCTATCTAGGTGGTTAGGGTGGAACTGATGGTGGTGAAGGTAAACCTGTAGCCGATTGTTCGGCTACAGGTGTAGAACTTTATTGATTAAAGTCTTGATTAGGGTTGTTAGTTAAAACTTCCAATATTGGTTTTAAGTTATTGACTAACTTTTGTTTTAACTCATTTACAATAGGGTCATTAGGGTACTGAATAATAATTTCTTCTACAGCACTCTCTAATTGTTTGTACATGAATTGATAGTTAAGAGTTGTTGAACTTGAACTTGTACTTGCTTGTTCAACTTCATTCGTATTATTTTTATTCTCAACTATTGCGTCATTGATTATTTTAACAAGATTACTCATTTAAACTCCTCTCTCTTGGATTTTAATTTTAATCTCATTTGTATCTTGTTCAACTAAAAACTCCTCATATAATTTAGGAAATTTTTCTTTAAACTTCGACACATCAAATCTTTTCATTTTTCTTTTGATAAGTTGAGCAAACCCCTCAATGTTATCAACTTTATTTATAATGATTAGATTTGTTTTTAAGTCAGCAAATAAATCTAAATGAGTTGGCTTAATCAAATCATTCGCCTTTTTCATTTGCTTAACTTGTTCACAAGAATAATGAAAGTTCACTAAATCTTGTTGCTCTTTTTTTGTAGCCTTCTTAATTAGCCTTTTGGCTTTTTTTAGATTGCTCATATATCATTCTCCTTTTTAAGTTAATTGATATCCCATTATAATAAGATTTTAAAAAGATTAATCAACAAAAAAATTCATTATTATAATAATTAATATCAATATTATTAAAGGTATAAAAATCATCATTTGGTCCAATTTTAAAATTTTTTTTGGATACTGGTGCTGGGCAGCTATCCATAGTTTAGTTTAAACAAAACAACGCCGACGGCGTGGGCGTGGGCGTGGGCTGATGCCCACGCCTTTGCAGGTTAGCAAATTTCAAAGCCTCTTGAATCTTCGCAAAATTTTATAAATTCCTCTACGTTTTCCATTGTGAAAGGGTAGGAACTACTATAATTATATTTTGATTGTATCCAATCCCACGTATCATGGTCATCTTTTGGATAGTCAGCAGGTGCAAGGTTTTCTTTTCCTTGTTCTTTCTCAACTTTTTTTGACAACATATCTTGGCAACGCTGAACGAATTTATTGTTCTTTTCGGCTTTTTCTGTTTCTTCTTCTACTTCTTTGATTACTTTTGAGACTGTGCCGTCCTTAATCAAAGCCTTTAATTGTTTGGCAATTTGTAATGCGGTTTTTTCGCTAACAACATGACCGCCGTTTGATTGCCATTCTCTCTTGTCACTTTCCTCAATAACTCCCGTATGTTCACAGACAAAGTCAGCAAGACGACGCCACCACCAAACATTGTTTCTAAAGTATTTACCGTTTTCGTTTTTGTGATTTCCTAGACTATATAAATCAAAGCCCATTTTTTTTCTCCTTTTGTTAGTTAGTTTTCATCATCTTATCAAATCCCAACCTGAACACAAGAAAAATTTTTATGAACTTCATCAGTTTGAACTGAAGCTGCCTGGGACTGGCAGCTTTAGCTTTATTATTTGCCTCGTAAAACCTTTACCGCGTGGGCGTGGGGGCGACCATTTCCGTAATCTCTGGCCAGCTGCCAGATCCCAGCTGCCGTTGCAAGCTGTCAAACCTTAAATAAACGAGGAAAGACGTGGGGTGTGGGGCATGAGCTTCCTGAAGCGCTGCTGGCCAGGTAACCTGGCTGGTAAGGTTCAGTCTCCAGGGAACCGGTCAACACGGGACGGTGTGGGCGTGGGCTCAGGTAATCCCTGTGCAGCCTCTGATCAGCATCACCAGCAGGAGGATGTAGCCCCATCCTGCTGCGCGTGGGTAAAAGATTAGCGGTGTTACGAGGGCTAACAACCATAGCACTGTTAGCCTGTCTTTGCCCAAGTGATGCCATTATCGTCTGTCTTGAATCTAACGATATCACCGAGCTTCAGGTAACTAAGCTTTATAGGCTGATTGTCTAGCACCCCTTGTCCCCTAGATCTCGTGCCGTTGGTAATGCGCACCCACATCTTTTCATCACCATCCTCATCGTCGTGAAACCATACATATACATACTCACGCATCTTTCGCTGTCGCTCTAACTTTTTGATGTTGAAATAAGTTTCCTTACCATGATGTGGACATGACCACATAACGTTTTGGCTTTCTTCCCACTTAGCTTCTTCGGATTCAAACGGATCCTTCATGATAAATTTTTTTACCATACTAGGACTCCTGTACTGAAGAGTACAGCAAACACCATTGCTGCAAAAATTATTTCGGGCCATATTGTATTCATTTTTTTCTCCTTTGTTAGTTAGTTCAGGTCTTGCGTCCGAAGACGCACACTAGACCCTAGTCGATGAGGTCCCGTTCGGCCTTAACTAGTATAGTTTGAATCTTATCCTCTTTCGAATTCTTGGGTACCGACTCCTTACATATAAGATTAGATGGGATAAATGTCAAGCAGAATTTTCTTTTGAGCTTCATCAGGAGATCCTACGCTGCTGGGAGGATCTTTCTTTGTTCAACAGGCAAACCCCTGTTCCATTCGGAACGGGGGTGTGGGACGAGAAAGGAAAATGAATTAAACCATATCCCACACCCTAGCGAATCGTACCATGCATCAGGAGGCAGCGCCAGTGCCCAGCTCCCGGATGGAAGGTAAGTTTAATAAGCGTTGGAAAATGGGGGTGGGAGAACGGGGCGGGATCCTGAAGACACAGCTGCTTCGCCTGGCCAGCCAGAGTAAATAGCTCAAAAGCACCGTGGGAGTTGGGGTTTCGCAGCGGGACGGGACTCAGGCCCCTTCTCCCAGGACAGGATGGCCAGCTGCTGCGGTGATCAGAGCTCTTAAGTCGTGGGACTTGCGGAGTGGGACGGGGTTTCGGGATTCACGGGACACGGCCAGAAGTTCTATAGGCCCGTCCAAGAGGGGCCTATTCAAGATATACGCTGCACCACCTGCTTTCAAATATTTAATATGCCAATTAATTTGATACTTTGATAAGCCACAATTCTTGCTGGTGTTGGCTTTCAACTCGAGCCAAAAAACTTTCTTGTTTACTACACAATGAACATCAGGAATTCCATTAATTGTATTAGATTCTATGCGAGTAAAATGCCATTCTTTGTTTAAATTTTTTATGTCGTTCCACAGCTTTGATTCTTTGCTTTGAGCCATATTTTAATCAGTCAAAGTTGGGTTACAAATGTGTCCAATAACTTCATTACCAGCAATAGTATGCTGGTAAACATTTTCATGTTCTTGTGGGTTTTCTCGCTCAGAAATAACTAAATTTTGTTCCCACCAAATATCGCAAGAGATATCTATTGGTTTAAATACCAAGCTATATGTGTTATCTCGATTAATATAAATAATCCCAATATTGTCATACGAGCTTAAGGATTTTTGTGATGACAGAATTAGGAATAATAGTAGTGCCCCCAATAGTTTCAATGTGACCTTCATCTCCGTCCCTTCCATCTTTCAGACCGTAATCTGCAAAGATTCTTGTTACACCATTTTTACGGGATACCAACCAACCCCTAGAAACCATTCTACCTAACTGAGATTTTTTTAAAGTTTCTAAACTTTGCCAACCCGTTTCACCTACAATATCCAACCAATGTATCTCTACAAAAGGATAATGTTCAATATTTTCTTTTGAAAATTTGTAGTTTAAATCAATATGTTTTGTTTTTCTTAACAGTCTTCTACTCTTCATTTTCCATCCTTTGTTTTAACATTTACAGTACCAACCGAAGTTGTTAATGTACTGTTGTGGACTTCGTTAAAAACAGTTAACCAATTACGCCAAGTTTTCGTCTTCAGTAATCTTTTCTGGCGTAACGTCAATAATGTTTTTGGCCTCTCCGATTTTTGATTCAAGCTCCTCAAGTCTTTTCTCCAATTGCTCTCTGTTCATACCTTCTAGACCGATATGACTTATTTCTTTTCTATCAACAAAATGACCTGCCATTTGATCTCTTCTAAATTGAGCAGTAATAGCTGCTGTCATCTGACCTTTATCTTCAGATTTTTGTCTTAGTCTAGAATAATGTTTATAAGATAACAATTT